CCGCCTACCTCTGGCACAGCGTGTTGTTGACCGGGCGTTAGCTCTGGAAGAAGAGGGTTTCTCTTCTGGAAGTCGCGGACCGGTAGGAAGAACTCGGACTCCCGGTTTTCAGGGGCTACCACCCCTGTCCCGGGAGATGGGCTCGCCTGCGCATAGCGGGTGGGGTCCCAGCCTTACTGCGGCACACGAGTTCGTTTTGTTGATTTCCCGAGAGTGCGTTCGAGGGTACAGTTGACCGGGCCACGGCCCGGGGCGCGGTTGTTGCCCTTCCGCGTTGGACGGTATAGTATGCACGGACTAGGCTAAGGACCATCAATCCCGGCCTTATATCTCCCCTGCCGCCCCAGCCAAGTGGTGGAACGCCATGCGGCACCTGGCACCAAGCATTCTCCCTTGGTGGCCAGGGCTTCCGAGGCCACGCATGTACTCAGAGGATTTCAACGGACGATCTCGCTGTAGCTAAGGTATCCGACATTATATGGGATGCGGCCCACAACCCGCTCATGATTGCAGGTCACAGTCTGCACCCTCGGTGGCTCCAACAACAGCCAGAATAATTTAAACAAAATGGATCAGATAAACCCGCAGGTGAATCAGGGCGATCCAAAGGAGAACTCGGCCGGTGATGTGGCCTTAGAAATGTTAGAGCGGCTCTTCCTCGCAACGGGAGGGGCCGGAGCCGTTTGGGATGCTCTGTCTCGCTCGGCGGTCCTTCGTTGCCTTCGTTCAGGAGCAGACAGAGATAGCTTCTGGCACAAATTTGACCGTGATCTTATCGGTGGTCGCTGGTCCGCGCAGTCCCCTACTGTGCGTGGAGCTTATACCGATCCTCTCCGCGCTGAGACTGTTCCCGAGGTCTCGCGCGTTGCCGAACGTCGCATCGGGCCCGCCGGCCCCGTGAACCGCGTCGCTTGGTCTCTCCCTGCCTGGGCGAACTGCAGGCTCGGGGTGGAGGGGGTGAAATGGGAGGCGGCGGCGGCCGCCCAAGCTGCCAACTTCGACGCTGGGTTCCATAGAGCGACGGGGGAGGACAAAACTGGAGTCGTGAGATGGGCCTACGACTACGTTAAAACTGTGCCCGTTCTTTATGCTTCCTGGGTTTGGGAGCTCTACATCGACTTAGCCGGCCGCGGCGGCGCTTGGGTCGGGGGACTTGGTTCCGTTCCGCTCGACCGTGCCCCCGACGGACCCGGAAGGGCGATGTGGTTAGCCGAAAACCCGGGGGGTCTTTCTTTTCCCCCTTCTGGCGTGGTCTGGGGAGGGGATGCGGTAGGGTGGGGTGCCCGTAGGCCCTTCCTTCGCAGGGAGGAGGGTGCTGAAGGTGGAGCTCGGTTGCCCCCCTACGAGGGCGTTAGGGTCTTTTTTGTGCCCCGCGACGCCATCCCTGCTGCCGCTTCTTCTCCTCTTCTTTCTCGTTCTGGTCTTGCGGGGGGTGACGTTCCAGAGGGTACGTCGCCGTACCCTGAAATTTTTGTCTCTCGTTGCAAGTCTGCCCCGTCCCTCTTTGAAGACGTCGTTCGTTTAGCCTCCGCCGCTGGTCGGCAGGGGATTTTCCACTCTAAATCTATTGCCATGGTGCTCCCTTGGCTTTCTTCTGACCAGCTCGTCACTCTTTTGGGCTCGGTTTTTCTTTCCTGGAGACTCGGCATGGGGGTCCCCCTCCGTGAGTTTGGTGCCCACGTTCAGGCTACCGGACGCGGGGGAACTCGTGATTTGCCTCCCATGGCCTGCCCTTCCTCTGACTGGTCTGGTGCCTTACGCCTTCTTGCTAATGATCGTTTCAGAATCGGCGACACCACCATCTGGGAGGCGCGTGGTTGTCAGGCTGCTTTGATGGGGTTCCGGGGCGATTGGGAGGCTCGTGTCGCCGTGGAATTGGGTTTGTTGGCGATAGATGGTCCTTCCGTTGTCGGCCCGGTCGGGGACGACCTGGAGCATTCGCTCGTGGCTCTCGGGTACGAATTGGCTCGGTGGGTTGACCGAAGCGTGCAACGCACTGTCGGCCACGGAGACAACGTCTCGCTCGCACGTCGCGGTTCCCCTGTCTATTCCGCCCTCGTAACCGTCTCCACTCTCCTCCCTTCTCTCCACGTGAGCGGGTCTCTCGTGTCTGTCGTGC